CGTTCTGTCAGTGGGAGGTTTAATATCTTATCCGGAACAATACCACGGTTTAAGAAGTGACAGAGCATTGAAAGTTCTCCGTCACCTCTTATTAGTTTTTTATATCATTTACCACCTTAACGCCGTCTACATATCCGGCAAGTTTCAAACATTCCATGGCTATCTGCGGAATTTCACCGGGATCGAATATCATATCAACAATCTCCATGGGGTCCACACAGCCGAATTCTGTCTGTAACTCTTTTGATTTTAAACACGGCTCTGTTACGCAGGAATACACCACATACGCATCACCGTTGTCCATCTCCTGTGCATCACGTGCAAGTGCTGCAGTTGGACTTTCAATGGTAATGGTACCGTCAAGGGACTTGATGAAAAGTTCCGCTTTCTTGGGCGTTTTCTTGCTTTCAAGCATCTGTTCCTTTCTTCGTATAAGCTCCTGTAAAGTAATTTTTGTATTCTTATTCATAACAAAATCTTCCTTTCTTTTTTTAGTAAAATAAAAAAAGCTACAACAAGTGCAGCTTTGTTACGGTTTAAGTTTTAACTCGTGGTTTAAGCTCCGGTATCAACCGAGAGTTTATATCTTAAACTACCTTACCTTCACCAAATCAGGGAAGTAATAATCGGTGAAACCACCGCTATATTCTTCGTCAAGCATTTTGGAGTTTTCGAATTTTTGAAGTGTAAGCTCATTAAACCATGCGTTTTCAACAACAAGGCGTTCACTTCCGTATGCATCAGGGTCATCAAGCTTTGAAATAATCTGAATACGGACATCCTGTCCCTTCTTGATTTTTTCAGAAAGAAGCTCTGCACCACGAGAGAACACCTTTTTAACCTTCATACTCCATTCTCCGGTAAGACCTACCATTTTAGAATCCTTTGTCATCTGCATAACAAAGTCAACATCTTCACGTTCAATCTTTACCTTAGCTTCATATGAGTCGGTTTCATATACAGGCTCACCGTCAATGTATACCATACCCCATTTGCCATTCATAACCTTTGGTGCTGTAGGTTTTACTGCCATACTCTTCTACCCCCTATTCAATGTAAATTTTGAAATTCAAATCCTCAATTGCATCCTGAATTTGAATGTTTGCTTTTACAAACACATAGGTACCTGTGTTTGCCATCTTTATCTGTTCGTCATCCCATTCTGATATATCCTTTGACTGAACCAACCAATCTCTGGTAGCTTCAATGTCAATATCAGCCTTGTTGTCAAACTGATCATACAATACACCTCTGCTTGCAAGGTCTTTGAAGTATTTATTTACGGCAGCAATAAACACAACCTTGTTGTCATAAGAGTTTTCAACCTTACCAACATAACCGTCTTCAAAGGTACTTCGGATATCATCACGAATCATATCCACAGCCTCTACAATCTTAATCTTTGCAAAGTCCTTACCCTTGTTTTCATCAAATTTTACAAGAGAATTTACACCTCTTGCAATCTTGATTTTAGTGCCGTCATTGATAAGAATAAGTTTACCGTTATCAATATCTTCATCGGGTGTTACACTCTCGGTAATGCTTTCAACCTCACCAAGAGTGTAATATGTACAGCTTCGGTTAAGGGGAAGTCCGGCAAGGATACCTGCAATTCTTGCACTGTATTCTGCTGTGCTGTACACCTTTGTTCCAACCTTCATATTATCTGTTGCAAAGTTTATAACGCCTTCATGACCTGCAGGACAGTTGGGAAGTACAGCTTTAAATGTCTTATGATACTGTGTACGCATTTCTATAATGTACTGACTTACGGTATCGATTTCTTCAGCCGTAATCTGCGGAACCGTAAGGTAATACCACTGCTTGTTTTTAAGTCTCTCAAGTGCTGTGCTTATATCAACATCAGCATTGATGCGTTCAACAAGTACCTTTGACGGATTGCCCTTAAACACAAGAGATAAATATGCAAGGTTGGTAGCTGTGTAATGACTCTTAACTATATCCTTTTCCTGTGTGTATGTGTATGATTCTGTGTTGTTGCTGTTATCTTTTAATATAATAGCAACAATACCTCGCTCACTTCTTTGTATGATAGTGTCAGCGAGGGTTTTGAATTCAATTAGTATTTTCGGAAGTCCCATGACCACCCTTCACCACGCTTTCAAATATATATTCAGCCTTTGGCAGTTCCTCTGTTTTTCGAATTACTTCCTGTAAGAATTCAAGCTCGAAGTCCACAAGAAGTGCTGCCTTGTCTGTGTCAAAGTTAATTTCATTAACTGACAAAAATCTATCTTTAACCTTTATAGGAGTGTATAAAAAAATTTGCTTAAATGCTTCAGCTGTGTTTATCAGTTCCTCTTTTGTTTCAATGGCAGGCAAATACGTTATTTCCACACCGTCAGTTACATGCTCATAGTTTTGATTTTCATGTGCAACGCTCACAGGCATTACCTCCACAAAGCAACAGGGCTTTTGAAAGCCCTCCTTCACCTCCGAGGCAATTACTGTATAACCGTTGTTTTTTAAAGTCTCTGCAACTGCAGTTTGTATATCTTTTATTTCAATCATAGTTCAACCTCACTTACAAGGTCGGCAAGGAGCTTCTCTGCCGACTTATCAAATGTACTTTCGATGTCTTTCATGGTAGATTCAATCATCTTATGACCTTTTGTTCGTCCGCCGGATTTAACACCACGGACTGCTCTTTGCAGAACATTAAGTTTGCGACCATTCTTACTACCCTTACCACCGGATACAATTTCATGTCCATCCTCTACAAGATGGGCATAACGGGATGCAGATTGCATACGACCAACACGAACCTTACCGTATACCTTAGGCTTTTTACTTCTCCAGGTCGATTTCAGTTTTTTGGTTTTACCTACGGGTGTCTTGCCCTTGGTACGGTTTGCGGCTACACGTGTCATAGCCATAAGCATAGCATCAGTCTTGTTCGGATACTTTTGTTCTATTCGATTAAAAGCCTTTTGCAAATCCTCAAAACCAAAGGTACCGTCATCTTTAGCCATCGAAATCATCTCCGTCAAAAGTTTGTGCTGTGGTTCTGTTCTTTTCAGCCGCAACAATCTGAAGCTCACTATGTCTGCCGTTAAGGTCAAGAACAGATACTATTTCAAATTCACGATTGTCATACAGAATTCGCAAGTCAGGTGTAATGCCCGGAAAGAACCGTGTAGAAATCTTATATGTTGTTTCTGTACGGAGCTTTTGACTCTCCTCATATTCCCTTCCACTCATGGGAACAACAAGTGCAGCAACAGAATACTTTTTAAGGGCAACCTTATGTGCATAAGGCTTTCCGTCTATATATTCAAGAACTGCATTGCCGTCATTGTCATAAGTCATGTACACCTTATCCTCATCAACTTGAAGTGGCATTGATGTGCATGGTTTAAAGGGTTTGTACCTTGGAACAGTTTCACCCATAGCATTTGTTGCTATATCTGTGGGTCGTAGGAATATTACCCGGTGTCTTAACTTCGAGAAGTTCATTAAAACACCTCATTTCTGTACGCATCCAAAAGACGGTACACAGCTTTTGGAACAGGAGTACCGTCTCTGTATTCGTAAAAATGACCTACAATAAGAAGCTGTGCTTGCTTTATGCTCTCTATGGGTTCGGAAGGTATCTCCTTACGCAAATAATTCTCGCACATCTCTTTTGCGAGAATAATGAGGATGGAAATATATCCATCCTCCGCATCGGTGTCTAACCTTAAAAATTCCTTTACTTCATCAATCTTTAGCATCAGGCTTTGCACCTGCCTTTGTCTTGGCAGGTGTGGTCTTTATCTCTTCAGCAAGCTTACCTTCTACAAGGTCTTTTCCGATTTCCTCGGTAACCTCCACAACCTGATCTACACCGTATGAAAAGTTACGACCGCTACAGCCTTTTAAAATCTTAATCTTCATAAAGCATCACCTTACGCTTTCTGCTGAAGAACCTTAATTGCTTCGGGCAACAGCAACTTACCGTCAAGTCTCTTTGTTGCAAGGAAACCAACCTGTCCGGTTTCCGCATAACGTTCATTAAGTCTACGGAAGGTAATACCCTGACGGTCACCAATCCAGTAATATGAGAAGTTACCGAAAACAATAGACTTTGAACCTGCTGCAAGTTCAGGCACAAATGGTGAAGTATATATCTTCTTACCAAGAAGTGTTTCATGACCGCCTTCGTGAAGTGCAGGCTGCCACAAATACTCACCTGTAGATGCCTTAAGTTTTCTTACTGCAGCAACTGTAGAGTCGTTAAGCACCCAGATAGCGTTCTTACGGTATGGTGCCTTAAGGCTATAGAACAAGTCAACAATTTCATCTGCAGTAATTGCATTAGATGCAGCGGAGGTCAAACCAACCTCTGCACCGCCTTCATCGGCAAGGATGCCAAGAGGCTTACTTTCACCGTTACCTGTGAAGAAGGCTTCTTCCTCTTTATCACCAATTCTTCTTGCAAACTCAGATGCAAAGTAGCTCTCAAGGTCAAATGCAGAGTCATTAAGAAGTTCCTCGGAAACCTTAATGATTGTTCCTACCTTATGAGCACCAATCTGCTGCTGACCGAATTTGTCGTCACCTTCAGGAATTGCACCTTCTTCATCAATCCATGCAGCAGTACCCTTTTCTGTTACGATAGGGATTTTATGACTACCGCTGTTTGTAGTAAATACATGAGCGTGTTCACGAACAATGTTGTCTTCTGAAAGTGACTGAACAAGTGTGTGTTCAAACTCATCGGGTACAAGGTAACCGCCTTCACTGTCTACACCTTCCTGGAGAGCATTTCTTACTTCATAAGAAACACCACCCTTTGCTCTTGTAAGGTTCCAGAACGCAGTCTTGTAGGCTTCAGATGAACGTCCTGTTTTTGCACCGTCAGTTCTTGCCGCAGGTTTTTCTGTAATAGGTGTGTTTACAGGTTTTGAAAGCTCCGCATCCATAGCCTCAAGTCTTTCCATTCTGCCAATAGCCTCATCGTACTTTTTGATGCTTTTTTCCATGTCATCATAGGTAGCAGCATCCTCGGCAGAAAGAATGCCGTCACCGTTACTGTGTGCTTCAAGGAATGCTTTAGCAGCCTCAAAAGCCTTAGCTCTTTTGTTACGCAGTTCAATAATTGTCATAATGTTATTCCTCCTTAAATTTATCTTTTTAAAAGATTAAGTCGCTCCATAAGTTCATCAATAGAGCGTCCTTCTTTTTTGGTATTTGTAGTTTTGTAATGTTTTGAAAGCTTTGTCATCAATGCATTGTCAGCTGTTTTACGGGAGAAAAGCATAGCTCCCACCTTCTGTTTGGGAGTATCTTTCTTTTTTTCTTCATCTTCCTCACCCTCTTCGGTAGGTTCCTCAGTCGGTTTTTCGGTTGGGTCCACTGCAGGTTCTTCAGCACCCTCCTCCGGCTCATCACCTTCTTCACCAAGCTCAAGTTCTTCGGTTTCTTCCTCATCATCCTCTTTTGCATTCTTAAAAAGGATGTCATCTGCAAAGCCAAGTTCCACAGCCTTATATGCATTCATCCATGTTTCGGAATCCATAAGGTGAGATATCTTCGCCCTTGACATACCTGTCTTAAGCTGATATGCATTTATGATAGATTCCTTAACTTCATCAAGCATATCCTTTGCTTTTTGCATTTCTCCGGCATCACCAAAAGCTAAAGTTGCAGGGTTATGTATCATAAGCATTGAAACAGGTGACATTAATACTGTATTACCTGCCATAGCAATAACGGATGCCGCAGATGCTGCAATGCCGTCAATTTTAATTGTTACATTACCGCTATACTCCTTCAGCATGTTATATATCTGTGCTGCAGCAACACAGTCACCACCGGGAGAATTAATCCAAACAGTCACATCTCCATCCCCTGCACAGAGTTCGTCATTAAAAAGCTGTGGAGTAACATCGTCATCAAACCAACTTTCCTCTGCGATTGTTCCGTTCAGGTGAAGTGTCCTCATTTGGCTGTCCTCGTTGTTCGTCCAATTCCAGAACTTCTTCATTTTCTTCAGTTGCCTCCTTATCATTGTCGATATTTGCAAACGCTCCTGCTGACCTGAGCGGAAGCATATTGCCGTTAATTAAATACAGGTCACCGCCCAGCTCCTTTGGTATACGGTCAAGATTTTCAAGTTCTCGGATGTCATTAGTACTCATCCAACCGTTCTGCCTTGCTATGGCGTAACCGTTCATTCTGCTCTGGTAATCACCACGGAGCAGACCTTCAAGATTAAATTTGATAAAATACTCCTTCTTTTCATCAAAGGTAAGCAAGGCACGTGCCATAGACTGCTCCCAACGAATAACCCATGGGTCAAGGGTGTATTTTACAAACTCTAAAGACTGTTGCTCTATATTAGAAAAGCTCGACTTTTCAAGGTCACCAACCATATGCGGTGGTACTCTGAAAATTCGAGCTATCTCATTTATTTGAAATTTTCTTGTTTCTAAAAACTGTGCCTGTTCCGGGGATATGGAAATCGGTGTGTACTTCATGCCCTCTTCCAAAACGGCTACCTTACCGGAATTTGAAGAACCTCCAAATTGGCTCTGCCAGGCATCTCTTATCTTTCCGGGGTCCTTCAGGGTGCCGGGATGTTCAAGTACACCGCTTGGTGCAGCACCGTTAGCAAAGAACTTGGCACCAAACTCCTCACAGGCTATTGCCATACCTATTGCATTCTTTGCCATAGCAATTGGTGAATAACCTACAAGACCATCAAAACCAAGTCCCGGAATATGCAATACATCACAAGACTCTAACCTTACTGATGCACCTTCCATTGTATGAGCTTCTTCTGTTGCACGAAGGTAAGTGTAGTAAATCTTGCCGTCTGCATCTCTGTCTACGGTCATTTTGTTTGGCATCAAAGGATAAAGAGCAACAACCTCACCCTTGCCGTTTCGAATAATCTGTGCATATGCATTACCCCATAAAAGCAGATGTGTCATAAGGGTTTCTCTGAAAACAAAAGAACTCATTTCAGGGTTCGGTTCATCATGCAACAGTAAATACAGCGGATGGTCAGGTGCTTTTTCCTTACCACCTGTTTCCGTGTATTTGTATACATGCAACGGCAGTCCTGCAATCGCTTCAGCCAGTATTCTTACACAGGAATACACTGCAGTCATCTGCATTGCCGACCTTTCATTTACAGGCTTGCCGGATGTGGAACCACCCATAAAGAAAGCATAACTACTTCCTACCGTTCTGTTTTGCGGTTTATCTCTTGAACGGAATATGCTTTTTAAAATACCCACAAACATCACCTTCCTTAAAAATGGGCATAAGAAAAGCACCTATCATTTGATAGATGCTTAAAATCAATTTTATATTTATATTAGAATTCTATATTCTTGAGTTCATTTACAAGACCGGGAATGTCATTTTTAAGAGTATCATATACCACACCTAAATCAACATTACCATATTCATGAACAATGCGGTTTCTCATACCTTTAACAGCCCTCCACGGAATGGATTTGCAATTATCCTTAAATTCATCGGTTAACTTATCTGAATTTTCCGAAACCTGTATAAGCCTGAACATAACGGAATCTAAAAGTACTTCATTATTTTCAAGATCTTCTTTTGTCAAACCTTCAGTATGCTCAAGAATAAAATTCAAGTCGGTAATAATTTTATTTACATAGTATTTGTTATCTTTTTTGTTATCCATATATCTTTACACCATCCTTAAGTATCTCATTTATCAAATTCGGGTTTTCATTAAGTTGTTCTTTGTTTAATACATCAACATTCTTTTTTAATCCTTCGCGGATGGTTTCAACCAAATCATAGAATCCCATTCCCGATATAGGTGTTGATATCAAAAGGTCAACATCACTTGTTTCAGTAGCATTGCCTTTCGCATAGGAACCGAAAAGATAACAATACTCTACCTCCAGACTATTAAATATGTTATTACATATATCCGTAATCTGCTCAACCGATAAAATGCCATGTGTTTCATCAATAAAGCCATATTCCTGTAACTTTTGAAACATATATGCATACTTTATAGAATCAACCTTTGTTTCATCGGTTTCATAGTTTTGATAAGTGCGAACAGGTATTCCAAGATATTTCGCACATTCAACTTGTGTCAATTTATGTTTTTTACGCAGCTCTTTAAGTGTCAAAATCCATCACCTCGATAACGATTATACCACACAAAAATGAAATACGCAATAGCAATACGCAATTTTTGCGTATTTTTTCAAAATATTTTACGCAACTTTTGCATATTTCTATTTAAACAGTATTATACATCATTCTAAAGTGATTATTCATATAACTAAATAAACAGCAGCCCTCTTTCATCATACACACTCTCTGTTGTATCATTGCCACAACGGATTGCACGGTCAAGAGCCATAATAGTTGCAACAGCACCGTCAATCTTTTCTGTTGATTTTTCCTTATCAGGCTTTATATTTCCTGCCGGGTCTGTTCGGATGTATATGTTATCCATCATCCAACGCAGTACAGGATGTCCGCCGTGGGCAATTCTCTGTTCCAAAACAAGCTTCATAAGTTCCTTTGTAGGCGGTGACATATCCTTAAAACCCTGACCGAAAGGAACAACCGTAAATCCCATACCTTCAAGGTTCTGAACCATCTGCACAGCTCCCCAACGGTCAAATGCAATCTCTCGGATATTAAATTTTTCTCCAAGGGATTCTATAAACCTCTCTATGTAACCATAATGAATTACATTACCCTCCGTAGATTTTAACACACCCTGTCTTTCCCACAGGTCATAGGGAACATGGTCTCGCCGGACTCGGAGGTCGATATTTTCTTCTGGAATCCAAAAATATGGTAACACTACATATTTTTCACTTTCATCCCTTGGAGGAAAAACAAGTACAAATGCCGTTATATCAGTTGAGGATGAAAGGTCAAGACCTCCATAACATACTCTGCCGTACAGTTCTTCTTCATCTACGCTAAAATCACAGTTGTCCCATTTTTCCATAGGCATCCATCGTACTGACTGTTTAACCCACTGGTTAAGTCTTAGCTGTCTGAATGCATTCTCCTCTGCAGGATTCTGCTTTGCAGATTCACAAGCTGCATGAACTTTATCTATACCTACGGTAACACCAAGAGATGGATTTGCTTTCTTCCACACCATCGGATCAGTCCAATCATCAGCTTCATCAGCACCGTATATAACGGGATAAAACGTAGGGTCTATTTTTCTACCCTCAATTATATCCTTTGCCTTTTGGTGTGTTTCATAGCATATGGAATGTGTATCGGTTCCGGCGGTGGTTATAAGGAAATACAGTGGTTGCATTCTCGCATCACCGGAGCCCTTTGTCATTACATCAAACAGCTTTCTGTTCGGTTGGGTATGCAACTCATCAAAAACAACACCATGTATATTAAAGCCGTGCTTGGAATACGCCTCTGCAGAAAGTACCTGGTAAAAGCTATTTGTAGGTATATACACAATTCTTTTCTGTGATGATAGTATTTTTACCCTCTTTGCAAGTGCAGGACACATCTTTACCATATCGGCTGCTACTTCAAATACAATTGATGCCTGCTGTCTGTCGGCAGCACAGCCGTAAACCTCTGCACGTTCCTCACCGTCACCACAACATAACAAAAGGGCAACCGCAGCAGCAAGCTCCGATTTACCCATCTTCTTTGGTATTTCAATGTAGGCGGTGTTAAATTGCCGATATCCGTTTGGCTTTAGCGTTCCGAATATATCCCGTATTATTTGCTCTTGCCAATCTATAAGTTCAAAGGGTTTACCTGCCCATGTTCCCTTTGTATGGCTAAGGCACTCAATAAAGCTCACAGCATAATCTGCCGAATTTTTATCGTAGTACGAGTCCTTTGCCATAAACCTTGTAGGCTTGTACCTTTTCAGTTTCCTCACTTCAACCACCTCCTTTGGGCATAAAAATAAGACCTGTGCAGGTCTTTTCTGTAACGAGGAACAGAGCCAACAGGCTCCGTTCAGTATTTTGTTTATTTTTCTATTGTTTCAAAGCACCATTTGATTGCCTCTCCACTATCTTTAAAGGTCTGCTTTGCTTTTGACTGCAAACTCAAACGACATTCAATTTCAGCAAACTCTGTTTCAGGTTCATCAATATATTCATAAACCTGTGCATCGTATGTACCTTTGTAGTTAATAGTTGCAAGGCACACAAAACCTTTGTACCTAACGATTGCATCGTAGCTTGGAGATGCAGCAAGAGCAAGCTTTTCAATGGTAGTGAATTCCCTCATTTCCGTGCCCTCCTTATATACTCAACATTCTGATTGCAGGAATGCGTTTCTTTTCGTTTGAACCAACCTCTGTATATCTTGCGTTCACTTCTGTAAGCCCTGCCATCTGAAAGCCGTGTTTTTGGAATTCTGCAAGGGTTTCAATGAGGCTTGAGAATGTGCTTGAAATTGTGAACTCTGTAATGCCGTTTTCTTTTAGGCAGTTTGCAATGTCCTCAATTTCGTGTTCCCAAATGACCTCGTTGAAGTCGATTTTATCGTTCCCTGTATCTTCAAGGTTTCGGTATGCCCAAAACAATGTGGGGTTGATGCCTGCCTCTCTAAGGTTTGGAACCTTGTTTTCAATTGCCTTTTCAAATGCTTCAATTTTTTTCATTTCAGAATCCTCCTAAAAATGTGTTCTTGTCCCTTTCGGTAGTGACATATTACCTCTAAACACACTATATATCAAGGTATATACTACACAAATAGGAGCCTTTGAAACTGTGTATATTATTCGAATTTTACAGTTTGAATTTTTTACACTTTAATGCCGATTCTTTCAGAAAGTTTATATCAAAACCGCAGTCAATGTATCCCTCACGAATGGTGGTGTAATAACTACAGCTTGGTGAGTTTATGGGTCTGCCGTCATTCATGATGTAAATGTAAGCCTCCACCTCTTTGCCTTCAAACTCAACCTTTATGTTTTCCTTTCTGTAAAGGTGAGGAAAACCCTCATATCGGTCAAGGCAAAGTTCATCAAAATCAGTAGTTTTCCAAAGCAGTACAGGAACACTTGACCCCTCCTTAGGTTCAACCGTTGCAACCGCCGATTCATGGTAGCCTCGGAATAAAAGCTCGTAGCCTTCAAGTGTGGTTGTACCAAGAACCGATGCATAAGGGCAACGTCGACTCATTTGTTGCAGGTTCAAATTCGAACCGTAAGCAAGATAAATTTTTGTTTTCATAGAAAATTCCTCCTTTTGTTTTTGAGGGTAAGAACCCTTCTACCACCTTAAGGACGGCATAACCGTCCGAGTAGGTTTGGGTTCGGTTTTAGTTACCGAATCTCCATGCAGCCGAACCGCTTAAGTTTGCTGTTAAGTGTTCCCTGCAGTTTTTGAATTCGTCCCCTATAAAGCCTATGCGGTTCAGGTATGTTCGCATTGCGAATTTTTCATTTTCAACCTGTGGCTTTTTGGAGGAGGCACTCTTTTGTGTAAGTGCTTGGTTGTTAAGGGCAAGGGCAAGAACAATGTAGCTTCTTATCTTCCCTGCATGAAGTTCGCTGTTAAAACCTCTAAGCTCAACCGTATGGTTTCCTGTAAAAAAGCTGTGTAGGTTTAGGAAGTGGTAACGGCTGCTGTGGTAATGTGTGTGTCTTGAATCGCCGTAGCCTGCATACCAAATGTCCTCAATCTTTTTTAGGTTCTTCGGTCTTCTGCGGTTCATGGTTTCCACCAGGTGGTTGTCCATCTTCTTGCAGAACCTTGCTCTGTCCGGATTAATTTGAAGTGCCTTGTAGAAAAGGTCGTTCTTTGATGCAATGATGTTTATGAAGTTTCTGATGCTCCTTGCATCGTGGTTTGAACCGTCAAGGTGTATGTGTATTCCGCAGGAGCTGTTTGCAAATGCTCCTTTGTGTCTTAGCTGTCTTACAAGCTCCTGCAGTTTTTCAATGTCCTCTCTGTATGTAAGAATGGGGCTTACAAGTTCTACGCTGTAACTGCTGTCCGCTAAAATCTTTCTGCGGTTTTCTTTCTTTTGGCATCGTATACTTCCATCACTCATGAACTTCCATTTGCGACCGTCAGGTGTTACAACCGTGTAGGTGTTGTAATATGTACCTGTGAATTCAACCCTGCCTCCAAGGTGTTCGGCTGCAACCTCCGCTGCCTCTTTTCTTGTAATTCCTGTGAACTCAATTTCAATTCCGAATTTTGTGTTAAACATTGTATTTTGTCTCCTTTTCAAAGTGTGTATTTCCTTTTGGTAGTACACATATTAACTCTGAAAAGCACATATATCAATACGATTACTACACAATAAAACTGTACATAAATTGTGTATATTACACTCTATTTTCCGGGGTATCCTATGCCTTTGAAATTGTAATTACCACGGCGTATTTCAGCATGGTCAGCATCCACCGCATCCCTGTATTTCGGATGCTTTCTTTCCTCATCCTTACACTTCATACAAAGGCAGTCCTCGTTAAACATTGACTGTTGCCGTACCGAACCCAAGAGACCGTGGCAGCGGTCACAGTTTGTTTTTTCAAAGAATGGGTCACGCATTTTCACTTGCCTCCGTTTCATTTTTACTACCGCTTTTGAATGCGGAACTTCCGTTCAGGTTGCGAAGTAGAATTTTTC